GTACAAGAATTAAAAAGCAGTGAAAAATATAATAAAATTAGACAAGATTTATTAGACCAGTTAGATAGAAATGGCACGTATGGAGAACAGTTTAGAGATTTAGTAGAAGATTATATGGCATTTTGGATAACAAAATCACTCCTTATAGAAGATATAAATAAAAGAGGAGTAAATGTAAAATACAATAATGGCGGAGGGCAATCTGGTTATAAAAGAAATGACAGTGTAGGAGAATTAAATAAGACAAATGCTCAAATGCTTAAACTTTTAAATGAACTAGGAATTAAAGCTACTGTAGCAGACAGTGGTGATGACGATGAATTATAATAAATATATCAAAGAATACTTAGATATTATTGATAATGAAGTATTTCCAATGTGTAAAGAACAAAAATTATTATCCAAGTTCATAAAAAATATATTTGATAATGAAAAGTTAATAATAGATGAAGAAAAAGTAGAAAAATATTTTTCTTATCAGAAATACTTTCCTTTTAATTTATTCCCATGGGAGAAATTTTTATTTGTTTTACATAACTGTGTATTTAAAGAAAATGGATTACCTAGATTTGCTGACTTGTTTATTTTAGTTGGAAGAGGCTCTGGTAAAAATGCTTATTTAGCTTATGAGGACTTTTGTTTAATTACTCCTACTCATGGAATAAAAAATTACGATATAGATATATCAGCTAACTCAGAAGACCAAGCTAAAACAACATTTAATGATATATATAATATATTAGAAGATCCTAAATATACAAAAAAAATGAAAAGGAATTTCTATTGGAATAAGGAAGAAATTATAAATCTTAAGACTAAAAGTAAAATAAAGTTTAGAACTAATAATCCAAAAGGGAAAGATGGTTTGCGTTCAGGTAAAGTTGACTTTGATGAAATACATGCTTATCAAAACTGGGCAAATATAAATGTATTTACTACAGGTTTAGGTAAAAAAGATAATCCAAGAAGAACTTACATAACAACAAATGGAGATGTAAGGGATGGTCCACTGGATAATTTATTAGAAAAAGCAATAATGATATTAAAGGGAGAAGTCGAGGATAATGGCTTTCTCCCTTTTATTTGTAAGCTGGATGAAGAAAAAGAAGTTGATAATCCAGATAACTGGGCAAAAGCAAACCCTTCTTTACCTTATAGACCTTCATTAATGGAACAGATGAAAAAAGAATATGCAGATTATAAGATTAATCCTTATGTAAATAATGCTTTTATGACCAAGAGGATGAATATTCCAAAAGGTTCAAAAGATATTGAAGTAACTTCATGGGAAAATATATTATCGACAAATAAAGATATACCAAACCTTGAGGGAGCAAGCTGCACTATTGGAATTGACTATACAAAGGTAAATGACATGATGAGTGTAGGGTTACTTTTTTTAAAAGGTGGCATATATTATTGGGTTAGTCATAGCTGGTTTTGTACTAATTCTAGAGATAAGGACAGAATAAAAGCACCTTTAGAAGAATGGTCAGAGCAAGGATTATTAACTATAGTTGATGACATAGAAATTAATCCAGATATGGCCACAGAATGGATACAAGAACAGCTAATAAAATATAATTTTGTTAAATTAGGAGTAGATAATTTTAGGTTGGCTTTGTTAAGTAAATCTATGAAGAACATTGGGATAGATGCAACAAATAAAGAACAAGTAAAAATAATTAGACCTAGTGATATTATGAAAATTGTACCAGTAATAGATAGTTTATTTAATAATCACCAAATAGTGTGGGGAGATAACCCACTTATGAGGTGGTTTACTAATAATACTAAACTAACGGATAAGAATTTAGGTAACTATGTATACGATAAGATAGAGCCTAAATCAAGGAAAACAGATGGATTCATGGCATTTGTCCATGCTATGATTGCTGCTCAAGATGTATTGGAGGATGAAGATAATAATGAATTATTCTTTATGCCTCCTATTATATTCTAAAAGGAGGTGAGGAAATTGTGAGTATAAAAACATGGTTTATGGACTTTTTAGGGAATGTTAAAAATGAAAAGGGTGAAATAACCGAAAATATAATAGAGGAAAAGATACAAGAAATATATTATAAGGAGTTAGCTATACAAACAGCTATATCTCTTATAGCGAATGCAATAGCTAAGTGTGAAATAAAAGTATATGAAAATAATCAAGAAGTAAAAAATAAGCTTTATTATATTTTAAATGTGTCACCTAATGCAAATGAAAATAGCAGTCAACTTTGGCATAAAGCCATTGAAAAAATGATATATCAAAATGAATGTATATTAGTTGATGTAAATGATAATTTATATTGCGCTGATAGTTATACTCCGGAAGAATATCCAATACTAGGAAACTTATATAAGGGAGTTGTAATAGGAAATTTACAGCTAAATAAAACTTTTAAAAGTAGCGAAGTATTAAGATTGCAATTAAATAATTCTAATATAAAAAAATTAATCGATAATTTATATGAGCAGTATGGAGAACTACTTTCTTATGCAGCAAAAAGTTATAAAAAGAGTAATGGAGCAAAATATAAATTAGTTCTAGACCAAGTTAAAGCATCTGATGAAAACTTTCAGAAAACATATAGAGAGATAGTACAAAAACAACTTAAAGAATTTATGGAAAATGATAATGCTGTATATCCACAATACAAAGGGTATGATTTGCAGTACATGGATGGAACTAATACAAATAAGGATAGTTCTGATTTTAGGGCATTGAGAAAAGAAATGTTTGAAATAGTAGCTCAAGCACTTCAAATACCAGTTAGTCTTATGTTAGGAAACATTACAAATATGAATGAAATAGTAAAAGTATTTCTTACATTTTGTATAGATCCAATAGCAGATATGATTTCAGAAGAAACTACAAGGAAAACTTCAGGAGGATATGATAATTGGACGAAAGGAAATTATGTAAAAGTAGATACATCAACTATTAATCATATAGATATATTAGATGTTGCTGAAAAAGCAGACAAATTAATTGCATCTGGTACGTGCTGTATAGATGAAGTTAGAGAAATAATAGGATTTGATAGGCTTAACACTAAATTTAGTCAACAACACTTTATAACTAAAAACTATGATACAGTGGAAAACAGATTAATAGGTGATGGACAAAATAATAATGGAGGAGGTGAAGAAGATGAATAAAAAATATTTCCAATTAACTCAAAATAATAATGAAGTTGATATACAAATATATGGTGACATAACATCTTGGGAATGGCTTGAAAGTGATGTATCAAGCTATACACTATCTAAGCAAATAGAAGAGTTAGAGTGTGACCAAATAAATGTATACATAAATTCATATGGTGGAGAGGTGGCGGAAGGTTTAGCTATATATAACCAACTTAAAAGACATAAAGCAAAAGTGAAAACTGTATGCGATGGTTTTGCATGTAGTGCCGCCAGTGTAGTTTTCATGGCTGGAGATGAAAGAATAATGTCTACGGCATCACTACTTATGATACATAATGCATGGACGAGAGTAAAAGGAAACTCTAAAGAGTTAAGAAAACAAGCCGATGATTTAGATAAAATTACTCAAGCTAGTGTCAATGCTTATATGCAAGAAATAAATATAACAGAAGAAGAATTAAAGCAAATGCTTGATGATGAAACTTGGATAACTCCACAGGAAGCTATAGAAAAAGGATTTATCACGGCTATAGTAAATGAAAAAGAGGCCGAAGAAGTTAGTCAGTCAGTTAAAAAATCATTAATGAAACTTATTTTAAATGCTAAAAAAGAAGATGATTTAAATACAGAAATTAATAATAGCGAAGAAAATAAGAGTAAAGAACCGGAAGAACATACTAAATGTTCTTTTTTTAATGAATTTAAAAATAAATTAAATAGAAAAGGAGGCCAACAATAATGGCAATATTAAATAAAGATATAAAATTTAAAGAAGAAATAACTAAGTTTTTAGAAGCAGAAGATAAAGATCAAGCAGTAATAATACTTAGTGATGCACTAGAAGAAAAAATGCAAAAAATAAAAGATGATGCATTAGAATATCAACAAACTCAAGACAAATCAGTTTTAGCAGATAGAGGTTATAGACAACTTACTACTGCTGAAGAAAAATGGTATAAAGGATTTATAGAAGCTGCTAAATCAAATAAACCTCAACAATCATTCGCAGATTTTATAGGCTCACCAGAAGGCATAATGCCAGAAACTATTATAACTGATATATATAAAGATTTATTAGAAGAACATCCACTATTGACTAAAATAAATTTTGTAAATGCTAAATATCTTACTAAATGGATATTAAATGATCATACAATAGATACTGCAGTTTGGGGACCACTGAACAGTAAAATAACAAAAGAACTTACTTCTGCATTTAAAGCAGTAGACATAACTCAAAATAAATTATCTGCATTTGTTTCAGTTCCTCAAGATATGTTAGATTTAGGACCTACATTTATAGATGCTTATGTAAGAACTATAATGAAAGATGCCATAGCATGTGGAATAGAAAAAGCAATAGTTAGTGGAAATGGTATAAATTCTCCTATAGGTTTAGATAGAGATATACATAAAGGAGTGTCATACTCTACTAGTACTGGATATCCTCAAAAAACTGCTATAAAAATAACAGATTTTTCACCTAAAACTTATGGTGATTTAATTTCAAAAATGGCTAAAACAGAAAAATATACAGATGATAATAGCAAAGAACATGGCGGAAGAACTAGAAAATTTGGTTCAGTATTATTTATATGTAATCAAATAGATTACTTAACTAAAGTAATGCCAGCTACAACTTTACTTAATGTAAATGGAGTATATGTAAAAGATGTATTCCCATTCCCTACAGAAGTTGTAATATCAAATGAAATTGCAACAGGTAAAGCTATAGTATGCTTACCACAAGAGTACTTTATGGCTATGGGTGCAGCAAAAGATGGAGTAATAACTTATTCAGATGAATATCAGTTCCTAGAAGACAACAGAGTTTATAAAATAAAAACTTATGGAGAAGGTAAAGCATTTGATAATACATGTTCTTTATTACTTGATATATCTGGATTAGAAGAAGCAGTAGTATACACAAAAGTAAAAGGAACTGTAGAAAGTACAGTTAAAGGAACTGTAACTACTAAAGCGGGACAATAGTAATAAGAAAGACTAGTCTATGACTAGTCTTTTCTTTTTTAGAAAGGAGAAAGTCATGGATAGTTTATTACAAGATTTGAAAGATAAATTAAACATTACCTGGGATGAAGAAGATACAGAAAGAAAACTTAATATGATAATAGAAGATGCTAAATTAACATTGAATTATAAACTTGGGTATAGTATAGACTACTCTAAAGAGGGTATAGAACATAGCCTTTTTCTTAATTACTGTATGTATGCTTATAACAATTGTATCAATGAATTTGATGATAATTATTTCAATGAGATAATGCAAATAAGGCAAATGTATGAGGTTATAAATTATGAAGAGAGTAAGTAATTACAATGATGGATATATTCGAGTTTATAAGGAAATACCAGTTAAAACTAATTTTGGAGCAAAAGAGAATATTAAAACAAAGGATAATCTTGAATTTATTGTTAAGTTAGCATATGAAGAATGTAGTAAAAGGCAACAAGATTTAGATTTTGCGGAGTCAAATGATAGAACTTTAAATGTAAAAGTTAAAACTAGATTCTATAAAAATATAAATAATGAGTACAAAGTAACAATTGAAAATACACTGTATGACATCATCTATATAGATGAAGATAGAAAGAATAGAGAGTTGTATTTTTATTTGGAAGAGGTGACAGAAGTTGAGTAAATTAGATGGGATACTTGAACAAATACAATCTGTATTGGAACAAACATTTGAGTTACCGGTATGGTATGGAAGAACATTTACAAAAGGAAAAGATAAATGGAATTACTTTGTATTTAACAAAAAGGAATTTGATAGAAGTGGTAAAAGTAAACTAGATTACAACTATTATTATCAGGTTCATATAATTATGGAAAATTATATCCCAGAAGGTTTTGAACAAAAAGTAATAAAAGCAATACAAGATAATACAAGGTTAAAACTAACAGATCAGTCGATGCAGTTTAATTATATTACAAAAAATAATACAGATATGGTGGTTGAAATGCTGACTTTAGAATTCACAAGAGCATTTAAGGGATGTGATTTAGATGGCTAGAGCAGTATTTGGATTATCAGCCGAAGATGTTGAAAGATTACAACAGGCCATAATGAGTTATGGAGATGGGGCAGAAAAGGTAATAAATAATTACTTAAAAAACGAAGCTAGCAACATATTTACTCAAGCCATAATAAATTATATTCCTGTATCAAATCGTGATAAGCAACATGCAAAAGATAGCTCACCATTGAAAGCTGAACAGAAAGAAAATTTATCATTATATATACATACAAAAACACAATACAATTATTTGTATTTTCCACAGGAAGCAGAAGGAGTACACTTCCAAGGCAAAGTTCCGAATGATTTTATGCAACATGGGGTAGATGCTCAATATGATAACGTAGTAAACAATTTATTAGAAAAACTACAAAATAATTTTAAATAAGGAGGATTGATAAGATGGCTATATATCAAACTAATTTCGCAGAATATGAAGTCAAAGAATCATCTGTAAAATTTAATGATGCAGCAGAAAGCTCATTTAATAAACTAGGATGCGTAGGTAAATTAGATGAAGAACTAGAATGTAAAGTAGTACAAAAAAAATGTGAAGGTATTGTTGCTAAAACAAGAACAATAGGAACTGGTAATGGTACATTAACTTTATCTTTACATATTAGATATGATCTTTATGTAAAAGCATTTGGAATGGAAAGTACAGACTTGAAAGATGGGGTAGTAGCTTATGGTAGAAATAGTAGACATAAAGAGTTTACTTATGTAGCTAAAGTATTAGATGAAGATGGGCTAGAAAAGATGATAGCTTATCCAAGATGCATAATGGCTTCTGCACCAAAAGGAAGTATCGAAAATGGAGTAGAAGAAATAGCGGAAATTGAAATAGAAATATCAATAATGCCAGATGACTTTGGTAATGGTAAGTATGAAATGGTAGTGACTAATGATGTTGATGAAACAGTAAAAAGTACATGGCTAACTGCATTCACACCGGCCTTAGTAAGAAAATCAAGTGTATAAGAAATCGAAGGTAGGTGATATATAATGAAATGTACTATGCTAGAACTAGAATTAATAGATGGATCTAAAATTGAACTAACTTTAAATTTTGCTCGACTATTAAAAGTAAAAAATAATAATAAAAAGTTATATGAAGAATATATGAAAGCTTTAGAAGGCGGTAAGGGTTTTGACCCTATCTTTGATAGCTTAAAGGTATTATATGTTGCTTACCTTTGTGCTAACTCAGAAAAATTAGGTACAGATGAAGTAATGAGCGAGGATAAATTCATTGAGATGGTACCTCCAGATATGGAGCTTATAAACACTGTAACAGCTGAATTGATACGCCCTAAAAAAAAGTAGGGTTTAGACAACCATTCATTAAAGCTACAGGAAGAGTAAATAAATCAAGAACAAGAATCCCAAAGTTTATTCTTGAAGATTGGGAGGATTATTATACATATTTTGTATTAATTTTAGGAATGAGTGAAGAGATTTTCTTTAATGTAGATTACTCTTCACTTTTATCTATTTTAGAAGATAAAATAGCATACGATAATTACATTAACTATGTAAAAGAAAAAGAATATGAAAAACAAAGACAAAGAAGAAAATAAAAGGAAGGTGATAAAATGGCTAATAATAAGGAAGCAAAGATAACCTTTAAAGCAGAAACTGCCGAGTTTACCGCTGGAATTAAAGAGATGAATAGCAATATTGGTACATTGAATAAACAGTTGAATCTTAATGCTACTCAACTCAAAGCTAATGGTGATAGTGTTGAACTTTTGGAAAATAAACAAAAGCTACTACAAGATAAACTACAAGCCAGCGCTCAAAAAATAGATTATACAAGAGAATGTCTAGAAAAAGCTAAACAAATTTATGGTGAAAATAGTGAAGAAGTAAAAAAGTGGACAGATAAGCTGATAACTGCTGAAACTCAAAACGCTAAGATACAAAACACATTATCTCAAACAAGTTCAAAACTACAAGAATTAGAGAATTCTACAAAACAATCTGAAAGTGCATTAGGCAAATTAGAGTCTACTATTAGTAAACAAGAAAATGAATTAGGACAGTTAAAACGAGAATATCAAAATGTATGTCTTGAACAAGGTCAAGGTTCTCAGGAGGCTAAAAATCTAGAAAGTAAGATACAATCACTATCGGCAGAACTTAAACAAAATAAAGATGCACTAAAAGAAGTAGAAGATGCATCCAAAGAGTTGGCTAATAATTATGAAGAACTAGGAGATAGTGCAGATAATGTCACAGATATAATGAAAGGCAATTTAGCTAGTGATATAGTAAAAGATAAATTAGATGCACTTAATGATACAACTAAAGAGGTTGCAAGCGGATTGATTGAGTTTGGCGTGGATAGTGACAAGGCGCTAAATACTTTAATTACTCAAACTGGAGCCACAAAGGATGAGTTCAAATCTCTTGAAAATGTAATGCATGAAATTTATGCTGATAATTTTGGAGAGGATATGAACGATATAGCTGAAACCATGGCTATAGTTAAGCAACAAACTGGAGAAACTGGCGAAGAACTTAAGAAAACTGCTGAGAATGCATTTGTACTACGTGATACTTTTGATATGGATGTTGCTGAATCAGTACGTAGTGCTAACATGCTTATGCAACAATTTGGTTATACATCCGATGAAGCATATAATCTAATTATTCAAGGTGCACAAAATGGCTTAAACAAAAATGATGATTTATTAGATACTATAAACGAATATTCAGTACATTTTAAGCAAATAGGTTTAGATGGCGAAGATATGTTCAATATGCTTCAAAATGGTGCAGAATCAGGAACATTTTCAGTGGATAAATTAGGAGATGCAGTAAAAGAATTTGGCATACGTGTTAAAGATGGTACAGCAGATGATGCATTTAAGAAGTTAGGACTTAATGTTGATGAAACTACTGCTAAGTTTGGGAAAGGTGGAAAAGAAGCAAAACAAGCATTATCACAAGTTACAAGTGCTTTATTTGGAATAAAAGATCCTATAGAACAGAATACATTAGGAGTACAATTGTTTGGTACTATGTGGGAAGATTTAGGGGCAGATGGAGTCAAGGCATTAATGGATATATCAGGTGAAGCTGATAAGTCAAAGGATTCACTAGGGCAACTAAATGAGATTAAATATAATGATTTAGGAAGCGCTATAGAAGGTATAAAAAGAACTTTTCAAGAAAGTTTAAAACCGGCCATAGATGTAGTTTTAGATGCGCTTAATGGTTTAGCTAACTGGTTTAACAGTCTACCATCTGGCATACAATCAACCATAGCAACTATAGCAGCAGTAGCAGCTATATTATTATTAGTTGGTTCTACAATTGGGACTTTAATGTTAACGTTACAACCATTGATAGGACTTTTTACTGGATTAGGTGCAGTTATAGCTGGTATATCAACTCCAATACTTATCGTAGTGGCAGTTATAGCCTCATTAATAGCAATAGGTATAACGTTGTATAAAAACTGGGATACAATTAAAGCGAAATGTTCTGAGGTATGGAATGGTATTAAAGATACTATATCAAACGTATGGAATTCAATTAAATCCATTACAAGCACTGTATGGAACGGAATTAAGACTGTAATTTCTACAGTATGGGATTTAATAAAAACATCTATAACTAATCGTATTAATTTAGTTAAGTCTATAATCACTACAGTGTGGAATGCAATCAAAACTATTACAAATTCCATATGGAATGGTATTAAGACTGTAATTTCTACAGTCTGGAATGCAATTAAATCTACTATTCAAACTAAGGTTAATACTGTGAAATCAGTAGTACAAACAGGATTTAATTTAGTTAAGACTTATATAATAAATCCAATTAGGTCAGCTTATAGTACAGTCAGTTCAATATTCAGCAGTATTTATAATACTATTAGTAGCAAGATTAATGCTGCTAAGGATGCAGTTGGTAATGCAATAAATAGAATGAAATCATTCTTTAATTTTTCATGGTCATTACCAAAGATAAAGTTACCTCATTTTAGTGTTAGTGGCAGTTTTAGTTTAAATCCTCCAAGTGTTCCTTCGTTTGGTATAAGCTGGTATGCTAAGGGTGGTATTATGACACAGCCAACCTTATTTGGAGGTGGAGAAGCAGGAGATGAAGCTATATTACCTTTAAATTCATTTTATAATTATCTAGATGATAAGCTTGATACAATGGCGAGAAATACAGCTATTGATTATGATAGAATGGGAGAAGCTATGGTCGATGCACTAAATGGCATTGGTATGTATATGGACAGTAAGAAAGTAGGCCGCTTAACATCAAAACCAGTTCAAGAAGATATAAGTAATAGAACAAAAAGATTAAATAGATTAGGAGGTATATAATGCATAGATATGATAATGTAAAATACAATGGCTTCAATTTATCTGAAGTATGTGACATTGAAGAAATAAGATTGCCTATATTACCTTCTAATAAAATATCAACGCTTGATATAGCATCCAGAGATGGAGAAATATACAATGGTAAGAAATACGAATCATATGTTATAGAAATAGATATATTAATTGACTGCGATACTAAAGAAGAACTTAATGAAAAGTTAAAAGATATAAGAGATATATTTGATGTAGATGAGCCTAAACCTTTTTATATTAACAAGGAAAGATTTATTTTAGCTATACTACAAGATAAAATAGAAAAAGATCCTGTATGTTTTTATTCTTATGAATCTACTATTAAGTTATTTTGCCCAGAACCATATTTTTATTCAGATGAAATAACTGCAATAGATGCAGAAGGTAGTGAGTTGACATGTGATGTCACTGGCAATAGGTCAGTATCTCCAATTATCCAGATAGGATTTTCAACAGATGCATATTATGCTCAACTTGAACACAAAGAAACAGGGGAAAGAATATTAGTAGGTAAATATCCTACATTGTCTCTATCAGCAGTAAAACAATCAACGAAAGTATTATATGATAAATGTGAAGATACATCCGGATGGACAACATCTTCTGCTAGTATCGGTTCTGATAGGACTGTAGGCGGAACTCTAGCAGTAAGTGAAAGTGGAAATAGTGTTATTATGGGGACAGTACCTAGTGGTGACACTACGTGGAAGGGAGTATGTGTAAGACAGGATTTAAGTCATAGTGTCGATGAGTTTAAATTAACAGCATTTATGAGACATAATAGCACAGGAAAGAACGGTGACCCTAGTAAACCTAAGTATAAAAATGAAGATGAAAAAGTTTTATCAGGAAGTAAAACGCCTTACTATATGGTAACTAGTTCAACATTAAATGTTAGAAAGGGCGCAGGAACAAACTATAAAAAGATAGGTACATTTAAATATGGTCATAAGATTAAAAATGGAACACTAAAGAATGGATGGGTTAGTTTTGACTATGAGTACACTGATAAGAATAAGAAAACAGTAAAAACTACTGGATATTGCAGTGCTTCCTACCTAACAAAACAATATGATACTACGGAGGTTAAATTAACAGTTAGAAACTTTGTAGCAATTGCTCCAGATAATAAAGAAGATAAGAAATTAGCAATAAGAAAGTCAGCCAAGAAATCAAGTAAAATGGTGGCTACTGTGCCAATAGGAGATTGTGTAAGATGCATAATGGAAGATCATTATGATAAAGATAGTAAGCTTACATATTATAAATTAGCTAAGAAATACAAAGGATATTCAGGGTATATAGCAAAAGACTATCTGGTTAATGCTGATAATGCAGTGTATAGTTATCCAGATGATGAAGACTTTGAAACTGCTGATGATAAAACAGGAATAATTGAGTTATATGGTTTTGGTGTTAATGGGGAAAAATTATTTACTTTAGGAATGTATGACGATAATGCGTGGTATGAGTATACATATCCTAGATGTACTATAGGATCAAGAACAGTTCTTAAAGATTCAACAAAAGTGCCAAAGCCTAATACTAAAACATATATAATTACTGATAAATCAGGAAAATCAGTTGTTACAGTTAGTAATAAACTATCTGGGAAATTAGGTAGTTGGAATGAATATTATGGCCAATGGACATTGTCAAGAGAAAAAATCAATAAGAAATATGTATGGAATGTTACAGTTACTAAGATTAAGGATGGCAAAACTATAAAAAGCCAAAGTAGTAAAAACTTAAAATATTCTGATTTACCAACTGAAAAATTAGCATATGTAGTTTTATATATAGGAACTACTAGCACTCTTGATAAATCAAGTGCTATGAGCTTAACACATATTAGAGTTGATGAATTAAATCCTAAAGAACAAGAAACTCCTAAAAATATTGTATATTTTCAAGAAGGAGATGTGCTTGAAATAGACTGTGAAAATCACAGATGTTATTTAAATGATGAGCCATGCGATGATTTAGTTGACATAGGTAGTCGTTATTTTGAATTAGAGACAGGAGAAAATAATATAAAAACAAACAGCAATGATACAGATACTACAACGAGTGTGATATTTAGGGATAAATGGTTAGGAGAGTGATAAAGTGCTAGGTGAATTAATAATTTTAGATTCCGATAAGAAGATATGTGCTAGGTTAACACCTAGCCTTTATTTTGATTATTCATATCATCCATATCTTGAAACTGGAGCTGAAACCTTTGATTTTTCAGTTACTCTTGATGAAGAATTAGAACAGGCAATAACTGAGAGAAATTTTGTATTATTCATTCGAAATAATAAATATAAGATGTTTCAGATTATGGCTTGTGAAGATGAAGAAAATATTGATTCAGTAGTAAGGAATGTACAATCTGAAATTGTAGGGCTTGAATTAAGGAATGATTATATAAGAGAATCTACTATAACTGGTAATATGAATAAATTCTTAGATACTATTCTTAAAGACACAAATTATAAAAAAGGTTATGTAAGCCCAGAACTTGATGATATATCAGTAGAAACTAGTATTACAGAGCCAAAAGCCGTTTACACAGTAATTCAAGAATCAATAGCTAGATATGGTAATTGCGAATATGAATTTACAGTAAATCCTATAGATAGCATTAACGGAAATTATGAATTAATTGTTAATTGTTATGCAGATGGTGAAAGAGGGAATAAAACATATAAAAGATATGATTATGATTTCAACAGTTATGGCATGAAAAGGACAGGCGATGCTACAGACCTTGCTAGTGGGCTTATAGGTGTAGGAGCTAATGGTATTACATTCAAAGATATTAAATGGGAAAAAGACCAAGGCGACCCTTTAGATAAACCATTAGGACAAGATTTTCTATTAGATCCAGATGCACATGATATGTTTTCAAATGGGGACAAGTATATATTAGGTAAATATACTAGTGATACAACAGACCCAGGAGCATTGTTATTAGAAACATATAAGAAATTGCAGGAAGTTAAACAAATAAAATATTCATATGAGATACCAGTATATTTAACAGATGATGAATATGATGAAATTGAGGTAGGAGACACTAATTATATAGTAAATGATAAATTTAATCCTCCTATACAATTGGAAGGAAGAATAAGCGAATTAGAATTAACAGACAGTGAAAATAAAATAACCTTAGCAAACTTCAAAAATGTAAAAAGTAATATCAAATCGTTAAAAAAAGAAGATATTATAAATGAAACTATAGATATTATTAAAAAGACAGGAAAACTAACTGCAAGCGATATATTAGCAATAAGACAGTACCTACAACAATTAGGAATTGACAAGAAAACAATAGATGAGCTTATAAAGAAATATACAGACAAGGTAGTTCCTGACCCTATAAAACCTGGCGATGATACAAGTAAAATAAGTGAGGACACAGAAGATTATAGAGCTATAAACATAAAGAAAATAGATAATGGATTATGGATAGGGGATAGTAGAATACGTGACTGTATTACATATAAATGCGGAGAAATAAAAGGTAAAACACCTACTACACAACCTGAACCCAATAAAAAAGAAGATAGTAGTAAAACTGCAAAACAATACAAGGCGGCAGTAGATTATTATGCCGGCTTTGGATTAGGGAAATGGAGCGATAAGTATAGCAATTTAAGGAATTTGCGTAGTAAATCCAATACATGGAAAATATACGCACCAGTTGAATATTATAGTAAGAAGTTTGGACTTGACCCGCAACTGGTTTATGCAATGATATATGCAGAATCCAGTGCCAACCCATATGATGCTACAAAAGACTCCACAGGTGGATATGGACTTATGCAATGTGAACGTGGGACATATTTCAATAAGAAAATGAAAATCAAATATTTAGATGGCAAAGTTGAATATTTTACACCGACTTACTCTAATATGAGACCCAAATCTTGTGGGACTAAGATTATTAATGGGGTAAAGGTGGATAAGGCTATATGCAATCAGATAATGGTCGGGTGCAATGAAATGAGAGCAAGACTTGAAGAATACCATTGGAATATACTTGCGGCTCTATGTGGATACAATCTAGGGATAGGCGGTTTTCAATGGGTAGTCATGCATTATATAAGAGATAGATACAAATTAAGTATATATGTGTCACCAAGTGGTAAAAGTTCATTGTTGTATAAACAATCTGCAGCAGTTAAGAAGAAATACTGGGAAGTAATCGACACAATGCAGGCACCTTGGAAAGACTATAGAAAGAAATATAAACAAGTAACCGGATGGGGTACACCTACTAATATAGAGTGGTATCTTAGATGGTACAAGGTAGTAGATGGACAATTACCATACTGCATTGATAGTAAAGGTAAAAAAAGAGGGTATGGAGCAGTAAAACCAGCCACTTCTAATAAGAGTGCAGAAGCTACTGCCGTCTCAACTGAATCCTCTATGACTAGAGCAGCCAGTGTTAAAAATGCGCCTACATGGAAAATAAGCGGTAACACTACAACTAAGAAGGGTGTGGCTGAAAATGTTAGAAAGAAAATAGTCAATAAGGCTAGAGAAATTTGTGACCTACACCAAAAGTATAAAAAAGCTACTTACTATGGTGGGGCTTGTATATATGACGATAGCAAAAGATTTAGAGTTAGTGGAACTATCCACGGTATTAAAAATCCATACTGTTATGTGTGTTCTTCTCTTAGTAGTTGTGCATATCTATATGCAGGTCTTAGAAGTGTAACTGCCAAATATGGTGGAGCCAATTGTGCCTACGGTACTTTAGTAAAAAGTGCTACAAAATATAGTGGATATACATTAAAGAAACTAACAAGTAAAACAATTAATGAATTATTACCTGGAGACTTAATAATGTTGAGTAATGCCACAGTCCCTTCAAATGTAACAGTTGCATGGGCATCAAAATCAGGTGGAAATAGTAAATATGCCACTGCCGGTACTCACCACGTAGTTGTGTATTGTGGAAAAGTAAATGGGAAACGTATGATAGCCCACGCTAGTGGTGGTCATAAATGGCCTAGAGCTATAAGATACGAGGACATGAGTATAACATATAGTTCAAGGGGCAGTATGTCTCATTGGTATACACATGGAATAATACTTAGACCTTGGGACTTAGCAAGAGCAGATAAAGAGGCGAAAGTGAAAAACCAATCAGCTACAAAACCAACACCTCCAAAAGATATAGTAGATGATGATGACGGAGCAACTTATGAAGTTACATTTAAGGGACTTGATAGTGCTGCACCTAAGGACTTTGTAGAGGGTGGAAAACTTATTACTAATATCACTGTTAACGGCGTTACAGACAAAACACCATATCCTAAAACTGTAAGCCATGTAATGTTAGCATTTGGAGTACCTTCTATAACAGATAATATTGAGAGTGTAGTAGAGGACTATACATCACTGATAAAAGCTTTACTTAAAAAGTATCCAAAGAAACCTATATTTGTATGTGAGGAATGCCATTTAACAAGTGCTTATGGAAGTGATTATAAGAATATGAATACATTAATAAATGATTTCAATACAATGATGCTTGATTACTGCAATAAGACAAAATATGTAATATTTCTAAGGAAACCAAAGGATATGTGTAATACTAGTGATAAAACATTGTGGTTAAGTAGTCTAACTTCAAACAGTTGGACTATGAAGGATAAGGCTAGTACTCAAACTTATTATAAGGAATATAAGAAAAAGATATTATACTTTGGAGATGGAGCAGACTGGGAAAGTAATAGCGTAACTAGTAATAAAATGTTAGATAGTCAAAGAGTATATACTTACAATAAACCACTAACAAAACTACAATTTAGAGTGCCGGCAACTTCATCCACTAACTACAATGATAGTTATTATGCCCGTATTATATTCACTACTGCGAAAGGATTTAAGCTAATACAACCTGATACAGTATACCTAGAGGGGGTAGATTGTAAGAATGGGGTACTAATACCAAAGGTAAATACTACTTACATTGTATCCGTATACTATAATCCAGACACTACGATTAGTGATAAAGCATACCTTGGAAGTGTTGGAGCTAAGAAAAAAGGTAGTAATTATGCACAACCATTATTCAAATATGCTTCTGATTTAGTTAAAATTGCTAACACCTATTATAATAATAATAGTAAGTTCACATACAATGCAACTACTCCTTGTGACTTCAAGAATCCAGCTGAGAATATCAGCAAGTGGAAAGTAAATGGAAAATATCAAATAGATGATAGTTGTTTCCTTAACCTAGTATTAACAGGTTGGACTTACGAGAAATCACCATATGGAGATGAAAAGAAAACTAATAATAATAGAAATAATAATATGAGTTGGGCTATACCTAGCACTAGAAATGAAGCTAATATAGGTAAGTATTTTGTACAGAAGAACTGGGTGGTAGATGTAGCAGACTTGGAAACATTTACAAACTTAAGCGTTGGAGATATTATTTTTATGGATGCCGACACTAAAAATAATGGTGAATTTATGGCTATATCACATACTGCTATAGTAGTGGAAAAAGACAAAGACGGAGATTATGTAGCACTTGAATGCACTAACGGATTATCAAGTGGAGTATTTAGAAAAGTGAAAGTGAAAAACCTTGCGAGTAAAAATATATTATTTGTAGGCAGATTTATGATAGGATAGGAGGTGAATATATGATAGGTGATGGACAAGAATATGAGGACAGACCTGTGTATGATGATGACGGTGAAATGATTATATGGCCAACGGAAGACGAGGACATGGAAGAATTTGCAGAAGAAGCGGAAGCAGCAACAGTGGCTACTTCAGATGATACCACAACAGATGATACGTATTATGAAGTAGCTGACACCGTGGAAGATGACCAAGACAGACTTGAAGTACAAATTGAGAGTATAGAGGATGAAGAATGTGAGGATGCCAAAATAGGTGATATTCAACAAGCCGGTGAGAGTTATGATGAGGCTATGGATAGAATTGTTAACATACTAACTCAAGCACTAAGCACAGAAGAAATGACAGAGGAAATGAGTGCGGAACTTCAAGACGCAACTAATGACATGGAAACTGCGAAACAAATAATAACAGATTTGTGTGGTGACCCTGAAACAGAAGCCTTACAAACTGATCCTGATACGAAAATTCCACAAGATCTACAAGAAATGTTGGAAACACTTACAAAAGACGGAAAGGCACCATGGCTATATATAGATGACGATGGGCAATTACTATTAGATGGGGAACGAGTTCCAAAGTTAAAAGTGATAGAATTAGAGGCACAAAAGATAAAAGCTGATTATGGTGAATTCAAAGACCTTACCACTAAAAACTTTACGGCCGTTAACGCTAAAATTGATAATCTAAAAGTTGGAGATTTAGATGCTATTAATGCAACTATTACCAACCTTAAAGCTACAGTAGCACAAATACAAACCCTTATAGGTGGGAACTTAACTATGGATAACATTCACTCGTTAGTATTAACAAGTGATAAAGTAACTATAGCTAATGCATTAATAAAGGATGCCATGATTGATACTGTTAGTGCTAATAAGATTAATACTGGCATCCTTAATACAAATAATGTGCAAATACAATCAGAAGACGGCAGTATGTTGTTACAAGGTAACTTACAACAATTTAAAGATAAAGATGGAAAAGTACGTATTCAAATAGGAAAAGACGCTACTGGTAACTTTACATTCAGTTTATTTGATGCTACCGGTAAAGGTGTATTGATAGACGAAAAAGGAATAAAAAGTGGTGCTATAGCTAATGGATTAATAGTGAATGCTATGGTTAGTGATAATGCTAATATTTCCGGTAGTAAATTGGATATAAGTAGTGTTATTAGTAGTATAAATAATAATACTAATACCATAAAAGCGAGTCATATCAAATTTGATGATACTGAACAGACATTAGATGTATCATTCAATCAGCTTAAAAAGACAGTCGATACAATTAAGAATATTACTGTAGATGGAGACTTAAGCAGTGTTATTGAACAAGTAACTACTAATACAACTAATATCAGTGTTGCTCAAGGTCAAATATCCAGTCTTATTAGTAATACAACTATAACTAAGACGGACGGAACTGTAACACAATTAAAGGATGAATATAATAGTACCAAGGATACTGTTGATAAACATACAACTACAATCGGTAAATTAGAAACCAATGTAAATGATGTAACTAGCAAACAATCAAAATTAGAACAATCTCTAGACGGTTTTAAAATGACAGTAAGTGATACATATGCAACAAAAGAGGGATTGAACCAAATAAAGGAATCAATTCAAAATCAAGACGGGTATACTATAATACTTAGTAAAGAGTGTATAGTAACTACTTGTGATTAATGGAGGTGTTTATATGACAACAATAACTGTATCAAGTAACCCCAGTACAACAGGGGATACATTGACTGTAAATTTTACAACCGATGCTACTAATATTACAGACATCTTAATTAGTAAAGATGGAGGGAGTACTTATGAGAGTGCTACTTTATTTACTAGCTCTAAAGCAATTTTTAATATTAGTAGCTGGAGTAATGGAACATACAATAATTGTAAACTAAAATGTGTGTACACTGAATCTGGTGGAGGAACTACAGACACTTATTACAATATAACTTATACTTTAGGAGAATCAACAAGTACTAACTCAATTACTTCTGTTAAAGCAGGTTCTAGTTATTCTACTACTGTTACCCCTAAAGAAGGCTATAAAATAACTGAAATTTATTGTGTAATGGGTGGTACTGATATAAGTAGTTCAGCTGTTAGCGGTAACAATATTAGTATACCTAATGTTACAGGTGAAATTTATATTACCATTATAACCGCAGAGCTTAGTCCTACTCCTGAAACACTAACTATAAGTAATATAGCAAACATAACACAACCTGAAAAAACAGAATTCTACATTGAATATAGTACAAATATAACAGTGACAAAACATGAAGTATCATGGGATGGAGGAAATACATTCTATGATAAAACTAGTGACGTTATAGCAAACGGAACATCATATAAATTTAAACATGATAACAGTGGTAATGCAGGAACATATAATATGGCTATAAGAGTTACAACTGCTGGTGGAACTACCAAGACAAGTAATGTATTTACTGTTACTTTAAATGTAAATGATGCAGGTGACACTTATTATTCAGCTGAATTCACATATAATCATCCAACTAATAATAGTTTTAGAATAGCAGAAGACAATAAAACTCATACATTTACTAAGTATGATACATCTTATACAATTCCTTTAATTGTACCAGATGGATTTAACGGAAACCTTACATGGACTTCAAGTGATACATATATAGCCATTGTAGAAGAGGGCGGAATAGTTAGTCCAAGAACTAATGGTAATTGCACAATTCGTATCACAGACGGTCAAAATTACAATGACACTTATGAAATAATAGTAAATATACAATAGGAAGGTGATATAATGAGTTTTGACTTTATAAAATATTATGATGAACATGGAATCGTAAAATTAGCTTATAATACAAATGGAAATAATGTGAAAAATGTAAAATTATCAATAGATAACAATACATATATTTACGCTTTAGATTTTAATAACAATTATGCAACTTTTTGTAATGAAGATTGGTCTAAAGATAAAGATTGTAATTGTACAGTTAAAATATCTTATGGTGATAAAAGTATAAATTTTGGTGATATAGAAATAGATAAAAATATAACATATGAAAAAAATAAAGCCATATATCAGTTAGGAAATATATTTGTTAAATCTGGCGATGTATTTACTGTGGGAGTTCGTTTAAAAAGTCCTCCCACTTATAATCAAGCAGTATATATATATGAACGATACGATACACATTATTTATCTTTTAATAACAGATATGTAGTTTTTAATAAAGATAATTATAATACTTATCAATATTTTAATATATCCACTAAAGATGGAATTAAAAGCTCAATAGAAAAAGAGCTTCTCATAGAAGGTAGACACTCAAACGGTCGTCTATCAATACCTGTTATCCTATGTGGAGAAACTCCCGAAGGTGTAACTTTTAAAGATTATAAAGCAGTTGTTGATGGAAAAGAATTTGACATAGCAAGTGCTTATAATAGACATTATCAGAATTACAAGTCAAATTGTATAGTATATGATAATTATCATGTCCCATATTTTTTAACATTACAACATGAAAACACGGAATCATCTCATTTAATTAATGGTCTATATCCATGTAATGGGGGATGGTGTACTGAAACCACAACTGATGGTAATCAGAATATTTTGGGTAGCACAACTGCATTACCCCCATACCATAATTGGAGTTTTTCAGAAGGGTTTAAATTGATAGGTAATAATATAGATAGAAGTGTAATTGAAAAAGGTTTATATAAATTTAATTGTGCCTTAAAGGCGTTAAATTATACGATAAATGACACTGAAAATAATACTATAACAAAAGATAATTTTGATGAACCATTTTGGGGGGCAACATTAATAAATAGTTTAGATTCATCTAATGTCAAGGCACAAGTTCAATTGAACAATAGAACTTTAGGGGATAATAAGTCACTTGAAACGAATGTATTAGTCCATGAATTAGGTCATGTATTGGGATTTAATGATAAAGCAGCACATCCACCAACTATCTATCCTACGAATTACGATATAATACAACCCAATGATTTATATTGGCTAAAATCTCAATATTTATGGAGATACCATATAGATATTACAAAGAGCCAAGAAGAAATATATCAGCAAAGGGATAACCTATCAAATAGCGATACACAATCTTTGAACAGTGAAAACGGTGAAACTAACATTCATTTTTTATTTCCTACATTTTCTAATAAATTAGAATGTTTTAATGTATCAGATATAGTTTTAAATGCAACATTAACTTATATAGAAGATAGAAAAATAAACATAGGACATGAAATGGAATTAGTCTATAAAATATATAAAATAGAACCTATTAAAACCTTTAAAGGTAATTTATTGAATAACGAACTCAAAATACATTGTTCAATAAATATAAATATACAAAACAATGAAAATTATAGATTATACCTAAAACAATATGATAATGTACCTTGCTCATTAATAAATCCAAATCAAGGCATAGAAAAAATATAATAAAGAGGTGATTGTCTATGAGTGAGATATATAGTAATTCTTTTACATCGAAAATTAGTAGACCGACTACAAGTACTGCTATATATAGTAATACGTTCATCACAACAGTCAATAAGGTAGTGGTGGAAGAAACTGGGAATAGTACTAAAATTAATATATACAATGGGACTACTCCTTTAGTGGCGGTTAACACAACGCCTACTAAGGGTCAGTACAAAGTAACTATAACCGATACCACTAACTGTACTGCAAACCTAGAAAATGACCATAAAACAATCACCCTTCTTACCGTGACAGGTAATGCTGGAGAAATACACGCAACTATTAATATCGAAGGAAAATCCACTGTAAATAAAACTATACCAGTAGCAGCAATTACCAAAAGTTCTGTAATTAAGGCCAATGAAACACAATATCAACAATTAGCAGATAGATTTTCTTGGTGGGTTAGAGGCAACAGTTCAAGTTCAATGACATTAACAGATGAGGCATTAACTGTTATAGCTAAGCAGGTAAAAATAAGTGGAGATATGATAGTCGATGGCGCTATTGATGGTAAAACTATTACAGGAGCTACTATAATAGGTAGTACTTTTAGGAATCAAAGTAATACATTTAGTGTAGATAGTGAAGGCAATATAGTTGGCGCTCAGATACAAGGTTCCGAAGTTATCGGAGATAGTTTCTCAGTTGAGGGTGAATTAACTGCTGATACTATAACCGCAAATAAAATAAATAGTGCTCAATACCCGAGTACATTAGAGGATGACATTCAAATATCAATTAATAGTGGAGGTAGTGATGACAATGAATTATATGATGGTGTATCTTTTGCCACAGTAACTGGAGCATTAGAGGCATTACCAAAATTCCTTAATGGGAAAAAAGTTGATATATGGATACAAGAAGATATTTATGAAAATATAGATATTCAATATTTCACTAGTGGTGTAATAAATCTATATTTAGACGGTAATACAGTATATGGCTACATACGTAATTATATGAGTTCTACTAAAGTCCGTGTATATGGAGGCTATATGAAGTTTGAAACTGCTAGGACTGGTGTAATACATCCAAGCGTAGGGTGTGCAGTTGCCAGTAGAACTGGTAGCTTGATTGGACAAGAAAGTTCACCAATTAATGGTTATAGCTTAAAAATATATGGTAGTGACAATAAAGCTACTGACGGAAATTCTGCCACTGTTGGTATCATAGGTGACTCATATTCTACTGGATACTATAGAGATGTACAGTTTGTCAATTGTGATATAGCCTTTAGAGGAAGTGGAGGAGGAAGAATACATGATGCAGGTTCAAGTGGTGTATGTAAACAATATGCGTATCAAGCTACAAGTGGAGCAGTGATAACAATAGCCAATGCTAGTCATTGTGGAGGTATTACTGCAAATATTGCTCAAACACTTCCAGCGCAAATAATAGCACATGGAAGTGCTAAGTATGAAGGCGGTAACCAAACTACAGATGGTAACCAAGCTCCTAGTACATCGACTACAAAGACTGTAACCATAAAATCTATTAGTGGTGATACTTATAGAAGTTCAGTATATAATAACTGGAAAAAAGATAATACTGCACGTCAGGGCGACTATGGTTATGGAGATTGTAATGGATGTTGGTTCTTCGGTACTCAGTTCAACCAATTTAAAGGTAAGAGTATTAGTAAAATAGAACTTACAATTAAGAGAATATCCGGTGGTTCTTATGCGGCAGTTCCTATAGTAGTTAAAACTCATAACTATGCAAGTAGACCAAGTGGCGCACCATCATTTGGAACAAACTGTGGTAGTGTTAAAATTGCAGTTGGTAATAGTGGAAAGTTAACTATAACTAATAGTACTATACTTAATGCACTTTCAGGCGGTACTATAAAAGGATTCGGTATTCAATCAGCTTATAATGCTAGTAGTTATGCAGTATGTAGCGGTAGTGTGACAATGAAAGTAACTTATAAAGAATAGGAGGTGATTGAATGGATGCAATAAATATAATAACTGAAATATATAAACAAGAATTGGCACAAGCTAATCATCAAAAAGTACTATTTCAGGCACAATGTGAAATATATAAGCAACAAATAGAAAAACTTAAAAAGGAAAATGAAGAATTAAAATCCACAGATAAAATAGATAAGTAAGCAGAGAATTAAAATTAAATTTTTAGTTCTCTTTTTTATTTTGAAAGGAAGGTGTTTGAAATGGCTAATAATGATTACATCACAACCGATTGTAAGTTGACAGTTTCAAAGAATACAGCCAAATTAGATGAAGAAATATTTCTATATAAGAATGATAGAAATATTAAATTGTTAATAGAAATTGTAGATAATAAATACAGATATAAGTCAGATGATTTAAGTAACTTACTAGTGAAATATAAAGCATCCTATGCACAAGTTAAGTGGTATAAAAATGCAGAGGTGAAAAAGGAATTCCCAATACAAGCTACTGACGATGGTAAAGTTGTATTTGTAATAGAGGGACAATTAATAGATGAAGATACTGAATTAGGAGATTATGATTTACAACTAAGACTTCTTAATGAAAGTCAAGAAAGTATAAGATCACTTCCAATAATAAAAGGTGCAGTACATATTCTAAAACCATTGTTTGAAGAAGGTGACATAGCAACAGTTAACAGTGCTGTAGCAGATGTATCTATGCTTAGTTTAGATGGAGATGCAATTGATACTTATAATAGTGACGGAACTTACAATCAAACTAATTGGGGAAATGGAGATGTAATCTCTAGTGCAAAATTAAATAAACTTGAAAAAGTAGCAAAAGACAATGTAGACAAAGTAAATAAAATGCCTGCTAAATCTATAGTAGAAGGTGGAAAAATATACCTAGCAAAAGAGGATGGAACAAAATTAGATAGTGGGACTGAATTACCTGCAGGTGGAAGTACAATAGAAGTTGTAAATAATCTAGAAAGTGACTCAACTACTGCTGCTTTGAGTGCTGCACAAGGTAAAGCACTTAATACGCAATATAAAGATATTGCGAACTATTCATTAGTGAAACATACAGATGGAAAAGTATATATTAAAAAGCAAGATGGGACACTTCTAGGTGATGGAATTGAAATAGGTGGAAGTGATGTTGACCTATCTAAAATAACAATGAGTATGGATAATCAAACTCTTAAACTTATGAATGATGGCACTCAAATAGCAACTGTAGAAATACCTACTGCAGTAGTTACAGATGAACAATTAACAAGCATAATCCAAGCAAAAATAGATGATGGTACACTTACAAGTCTTGCATTAGGAGAAAATAGTGTAAGTACTACTAATGTACAAGATGAAGCTATAACACCTAATAAAACTAATTTTTTTAAAGAAGAATATATTAACTTATTACATGGAAAGACATGGACTAATAGTGGGTATAGTGGAGATGACCAAACAAACTTCGGTTCTAACTTTTGGGTAAGTGATTATGTTGAAATAATACAAAATGTATTATATACTGTTTCGCCGAAGATGAATGCTGGTTATGGTGGGGCATATATCGGTAAAATGGGGTGTTATGATGTAGATAAAAATTACTTAGGACTTGCAATGATATCGAATAGTAGCAATATTCCAGGAACTTCAGAGAAACCTGGACATAGATGGATTGAGGAATTTACATTATTAGATAATACTAAATATGTAAGAATCGGTTTCAATAATTCACATGGAAATGATAGTTATAGTATTTCAGAAACAAATAGAGCATTAACAATTATAAGTTATACAGAAGTTGATGAAAATACAGACCCCAACAAAAGAATTTTTACTATAACTTCGGACTACTTACAAAATTTAATTGATGCTATATTAATAGATAAATCTGTAACTTCAAATAAATTATCAGACATAGCAATTAAAGAACAATTTGAAAATAATACAAATAATAATAAAATATTAGATTACACACATATGAAAATGTTTGATATGGTAGAAAATACAGATAATTTATTTACAGGGATTAAAGAACAATCTGGAAATAATAATCCAATTGACTCTACTGTAAATACTGATAGTTACGGCTATCAAACATTATTAACTGATTTTATTGATATTAGTTCTAATAATACACTTAGTTTAGGTGTGGTTAGTACAAAAAATAGTTCTTCAGCTAATTTACAAAATTCCTTGCAAGGAATTTATTGTTTTGATAACAATAAAAAATATTTAGGAAAAGCTACAACAGAATTTGTTGATTTTAAAACTACTAATGACACTTCTGGAAACTATATATCAATGTATTTAAGATTTAGAGCAAAAGAATTTGTAGAAAATACTAAATATATTAGATTTGGATTTAATCCAACATGGATAAATCAATCAGATATTAATGATACTTGCATAATAAGAAAAACGTTGCCAAATTTTAATGAAGATGCAAAATTAATATCTTTAAAGATGGCTGAACATTATAAGTTAGAAGGAACGGATAATGCAAGTGTAGTAAATCCTAATTTACCTTTAGCGAATAAAAAAGTAGTTTGGATAGGTGATTCTCTTTCTGATTGGGGAGGTGGTTCTGGAACTATTGGTAGTACTGGATTTTTAGATGTAATTGCAACAAATGTAGGTGGAGAATTTTACAACCAAGGAACAGCAGGAGCGAGTTGGGAATATGGATTAGGCACATGGGATGATACGCATACGACATATACACCTGCCGAAGGAGAAACCGAATATACTGCTATAGGCAGAGTTAATACACTTGTTACTAATAAAGATAGTTTTGTCCCTGATTATGTAATATTTATGATGGGGACAAATCGCAGAACAGATGGAAATACTACAGATGAATATACTAACTTACATACTATGTGTGGAGCTATAAAACATTGTTTGTTACAAATATATAATAATTTCCCAAATTGTGCTATAGGAATTGTATTACCTCCACAAAGACAAGAAGGTATGGATGCACAAGAACAAGCAAATGAAAAGATAAAAACTATAGCGAATTATTATAGTGTTCCTACATTCGATGCTTTCCATGAAGGTGGACTATTGAATCATGAAAGAAATCCTTTAGTTAGTACTGTTAATAGTGGAGGATTTAGTGATGGATTACATTTAAGTGAGTTAGGAATGGCTATATTAGGTAGAAAATTCTCACATTGGATAAAAACATTATGATTCATTTAAAGTTTGCTAATTGAAGTTGAATACAAAATTTTATGTTATAATATGTAATATAAATAAATGGGGAGATGAAAATGTTTAGAAAAATATTTAGAAAAAAATTTATATTGCATAAACCAACTATGTTTACAAGACATTCAACAGCAAACATTAATATACAAAATAATTTTGAGTTCAATAAACAATGGGTTAAAGTTAAAAATATTAAACCTGGACAATTAAATTTAGAAAGGAATGCAACATTAAATATAAATGATTTTGTTGTATATTCTGGATGTTCTATCGGTATTCAAGAAAATGCAACTTTATCAATTGGGACAGGATATATGAGCTTTGACTCTATAATTAGATGTGCTGAAAGAATAACAATAGGAAATGGTGTGTTTATAGCTGAAGGAGTTTTAATTAGAGATAGTGACGGGCATAATATAATAAGTGATAAGTCACATAGGAATAAAGCTCCTATAATAATAGGAAATCATGTATGGATAGGAAGTAGAGCTACTATACTTAAAGGAGTTACTATAGGAGATGGGGCTATAATAGCAGCAGGGGCAGTAGTAACCAAAGATGTACCACCTAAAACTTTAGTTGGTGGAGTTCCAGCTAAAGCAATAAGAGAAAATGTAGAATGGGAATAGGCTAGATTAATTTCTAGTCTTTTTTAATGTAGTTGTTAGTACGCAATTTAAAAATATTACGAACTACACAATTTGAATCAATTGCGTAATAAAATGTTTATAAAAATGAAGTCATGTTAATACTTTCTAATAAAAAGGAGTGTTGGCATGGCTTTATTATATATAGCATTAGTATTATGTTTAATAGGCATATTAATAGGTATTCTGTCTATAATAGGGATAATTGTACTTTATAAATCAATATAGAAAGTTAAAGGATCTAATTAATTTTAGGTCCTTTTTTAATACAAAAAAGGGGTGATATTATGGATTTTCATTGCTGGAATGAAGAAGGATGTACAGTAGAATTAGATGAAAGAGAGAAACAGGCATATATAGATTATGTTCAAAAGAAAAATCCAGGACAACAAATTAAAAGCCTGGTTGTAAAATTGGATGGCGATTATGTTGATTTGAAATATGAGGTAGTTCCAATTCCATTTAAAAGGATTCGCAGAATTACAGGCTATTTGGTGGGTGATACAACAACTTGGAATGATGCAAAGTTAGATGAGTTAAAAGATAGAGTTAAACATGAATAGAGGTGTTGTCTATGAGCACAGAAATAATTGTTGCAATACTAGCATTTGTTGGAACCCTAGCAGGTTCTTACTTTAGCAATAACAAGACAACTGCAGTAATACAAGAACAGATAAAAAATATAAAAGAAGATATATCTATTCTGAGTAATAGGGTAGATAAACATAATAATCTTATAAGTAGAATGAGTGTTGTTGAAGAAAAAATAAAGGAATTAGAAAATAAAGGAGAGAGATAAATGTTAGATTTAAGTGTTGTAAGTAACTATTTAGTAGTTGCAGTAATATTAGTATGTTGTTGTATTGGATATGTAATAAAAACAAGTTTAGATTTTATACCTAATAAATATATACCATTAATCATGGCCTGCATAGGAGTGGTTTTAAACTACTTTATAGCAGGCTATTTTAATGTAAATGTATTACTAGGAGGGATGTTGAGTGGTTTAAGTTCTGTAGGACTTCATCAAGCTTTTAAAAATTTAATTGAAAATAAAGAAGGTGATAAATAATGAAAACTCAAAATGGTTTCACATTATTGGAAAATGAAAAAGATGTAAAAAATTGGCTTAATAAACAAAAGGTAACTAGAACAATAACAAAACTACAAGTACATCATATGGACTTACCTAACTACAGTACTTGGGAAAAGACAGATAAAAAAGTATTTGCAGAACCACATTTTGGCAGAACTCAATCATTAGATAGTTATGGAAAATCTACATGGCATGATAGTGACGGGCATGGACATTTTATAGCTCAGCACTTCAATGTATTTCCAGACGGCAAAATCACTACAGGAAGAAATCTTAATTCTACTCCAATAGGAATTAGAAAATGGAACACAAATGCTATATGTATAGAAATATATGGTTGTTTTGATAAAGGCCACGATAAAATGACATCTGCACAAAAGAAGGCAGTAATATATCTTTATGGTGAGTTGTGTAAGAGATTTGATATCCCAGTTAACACTTCTCATATAAGACCGCATTGTTGGTTTACTGCTGGAGGAACTTATTTAGGCAAATATAATCCTTCAAGAAGTGCTAAAACTTGTCCAGGTACTGCATTCTGGGGATATGGATGTTCTCCAGATGGCTTCAGTCACTTCATTAAAGATGTAAAAAACTATGTAGATGGTAAAAAAGCAGAACCTAAGAAGGAAGAAACCAAGGCAACTACAAAGAAATTCCAAATACAAACTTTAGATAAATTAAATGTTCGTAAAGTGGCAGATTGGAATGCTTCAGCAGTTACTACAGTCAAGAAAGGGCAAATATTGGATGTGGTTGCTGAAGTATCACCTAAGAATGGATCTACAAAAATGTATAAACTTGAAAGTGGACTTTATATAACTGCATCTGAAAAATATGTAAAGAAAGTATAATAAAAAGGCTGGTAGGGATTATTTTCCTTACCAGCTTTATTTTTATTATACTTCTGATAATTTTCTACCACAAAATGGGCAATATTCAATTTTAAAAGATGCGATTCCATCAGCCTTAGCTATTATGTGTAAATTATCATATTCATCTTTATCTATATATAAATTATTATAACATCCTTGAGTTATTAATTTTTCTTTTCCATATTTAACATTGCAATACTCACAACCCTCTTTTAAATCCTCATCTCTATACTTAGGACACACTTCTACTCTTTTAGGTCCATTACATTCATACTTATAACACCATCCATTTTTATTCCATTTGCATTCTTTACAAAATATAGGTTTCATAATAAATAACCTCCAGTAATATATTTACCTTATTATACCATGATTAAAGTTATACAGTTCACAGTTATAGTTTCATATCCATTTTTATTTAAGGATTTCTTCATCATCTTTGCTATTGTATTGTTGTGATTGGTTATTATCTTGTTGTGCAGGTGTTTCTTCTTGTTCCTGTTGTTTCTTTTCTTGTTTAGGTTGTTCTTGGAACTCTTCAGGTGTTTCATAATCATTATAATCTACATATTCACCGGCATTTTCTTTTTCAAAATCACATATACAATCATCAATAGGGTGTTTACAGTTATCACATATTGAATTTTTTCTATCATCCATTGAACTATGTTTAGGGCCTACATATTGCCCATTTTCATCATAATAGTTGTCTTCTTCTTTAGTTGTATGTTGTTTTTTAGTGGATTTTTTAGGTTGTTGTTTTTCTTCATTTACTGTTTTATTTTTAGTTTGTTGAACTTTCTTAGTTGTATTTGTTGACTGATTATTGTTCTCTAATTTATTATTATCTGCTGATTTACTATTAGTTTTATTTCCTTTATTTTGATTTGATTGTTCTTTTTTAATTATTGGAGTCTTGCTTAAGAAATAAGCATTAATTTGGAAGTATCTTTCATCTGATCTTTTTCTAAGTCCGCAACATCTTCCGTATGCTATTATTGTATCACCAACCTCAAATTTAACATCAACCATGTTTTTAGGGATGTGTACATATACTGGTAATATTGCTTTTTCAAAATCTAAAGTAATTATCATAGTGTTATATTCAGTTTTGAATTCTTTAACTGTACCTGTTATTTCAACATATTCATCCTCATAATCATTGCTAAGGGTTAATTCAGTTACTTTTTTATAGTCATGTTCTTCTTTCTTCGTTGTGGCTAATGCTTGTTTTCCTTTTTCATCTAAATTCTTTGTAGTATCCTCACTACATCCAACCATTAAACTTCCTGCTAATATACATGATGTTAAAATACTTATTAATTTTTTAATCATATTCAACATCTCCTTTATTTATCTTTTTTTATTATTATTTTGTCATCCTCATAAGTCAAAATAACCTTTCTATCTTCTTTTGTTATACCTAATTCTTTTACCATTTTAGCTGGTAAACTCACTTTATAATTAATCGAGTTTTCATTGGCATTTCCACCAACTTTACCTATGATGATGTTCCTTTTGATCTCGTTCAATTTACTAACCTCTTTTCTTTTATTTATACTTATATAGTAAAACTTTGGTAACCAAAATGCAATTGTGTTTTAGAAAATATTACAATAATCGTTCGACAAAAAAGACTAGGAAATTTAATCCCTAGCCTTTGCAATTACATTACATAAAGCTTATTTTCTATATTATTATAAGTTTTTATTGGAAAATTATCTGGATCATATAAACACGCTTCTATTTGATCTTCATCAACCTTATTTTCACATATTTCATTAAATAAAATAAAAGCATCTTCTCTCTTTAAATATTCACTAAAAAATTCTAAACCTTCATTATCTGTCCAACTAACTTTATAATCATTCATTTATTTGCCCTCCATATCTTTCAGAATTATGCTTACAAGTTCTTCCTTTGTAAAAAAATCATCTTCTGGATAATATCCTCTTGCATCATAGAAGTATTCTTTTAACATTTCCATGCTAGTTTTTTCTAACATTTCTTTCATTTTCATATCCCCTTTATTTTTTTATTTACTTATATATATGCTAACTATATTTAAAAGTTGCAAAATATTTTCTCAAAATAAGGAAATATTATTGGTATATGTGCATATATTATTGTCAAAGGGGTATTCGCATATATATTCGTATGAGACGTATATGGAATATTTAAAAAAAGATTCTATATACAAAGATTGGCTTATTTTAATGCGAAGAATATATTTGCCTTAATACCTATATTTAGGAGGTATATATATGAGTAATGCACTTCAACCTATATTTGATTTATTTTGGGATGCTGGAAAAATATTTTTTACATGGGTATTTGATGGATGGATAGAGCCAAAGAAAAGTTTAGATGAATTTTTTAAGGCAGCAAATATAAAAAATAGTTTAGGTGAATATCCAGAGGTTGTTATAGATAATAAAACTGTATTTGTTGTATTTGTTCCTGCTGGATTAAGCGTTGATGATTTTTTAAAGCATAAAGATGCACTAGAATTATATTTAAACAATGAAGTTAAAATGGAAGCATCTAGTGGCTGGGTTAGAATAGAGATGTTAAAGAAATTACCAAAAGTTATAGAGTATGAAATTCAAAACAGAACTGCTAAACATATTAAATTTAATATAGGTAAATCTTCAAATAAAACAATAACATTAGATTTAAAAGAAAATCCTCATACTTATGTAGTTGGGACAACTGGAAGTGGTAAGTCTGTTATGACGAAAGTAATACTCACTAGCATAGTTAATTTATACAGTCCAAATGAAGTTGAATTATATTTATGTGATTTAAAAATGGTAGAGCTTAATTTATTTAGGAATTTACAACACACGAAAAAATTTGTATATACAGTAGAAGATACAACTGAAGTTATAAGCAATTTATTAGAAGAAACTAGAAGAAGATATAATTTATTTATGGAAAATGAGGTAACTAACATATTTGAATATAATAAGCTTAAAGGAGTTAAGAAACTTAAATATCAGGTATTGTATATAGAAGAAATAGTTATGCTACTAGAAGATAAAAATAAAAGTGCAATGAAATTATTAAAACAATTAATTGCTATAAGTAGAGCAAGTGGATGCTATGTTTTTTTAACTACACAAAGACCAGATAATACAGTTATAGATAATATAGTAAAAGCTAATATAAACAATCGTATAGTTTTAAAGTGTGAAGATAGAAAAAATAGCGTAGTAGCACTTGATGAAGAAGGAGCAGAAAAATTAAGAGGAAATGGGCATGGATTTATAAAAAATGGTGCTAATATAGAAGAATTTCAAGGATATTTTATCACAGATGATCAAGTTAAGGACTATACCTTAAAATATCAAAATAAAGGCACTTCTAAGAGTTTGAATTTCTTAAAGGATAAGTTACAAGACGAAGGAAATAAAAACGTTACTGAAGCGAATGAGAAGGTCAAAAAATTAAGTGACTTATCATTTTTAGATAAATTGTAGGTGATAGTATGATAATTACAAATAGAGATCAAAAAATCAAAGAATTTATTGATGAAATGGGTATTTGTGATACTAAAAGTTTATCAATTATATTTTTTAATGGGAGTTTAAGAAGCTGCCAAGCACGAATGAAAAAATTAATCACAATAAATTATGTTAAGTGTTTTAGAGAAAGTATACCAGGGCAAAATATTTTCTATACTGGAAGAAAACCAGTTCAATGGAAACATAAAATAGTATGTTCACAAATTATAGCTGAACTTATGAAAAATAATATAGAAATATTAAAATATAGATGCCCTTTTAAAATTGATAAAGTTATAGTTGATTTGTTATTAGTATTGAGAATTAATGAAGAAATAAAAATATATTATTGTGAAGTTGAAAGAACTAAAAAATTAAATTTAAATAAATATTTAGACTTACATTATAAAAAGGCATATAAAGAATATTTTCCTTTTGAGCCCTCAATCTTATGCGTAAGTAATAAAAAATGTAAAAATGACAATATATTAGATATAAGAGAATGTAAACTTGATTTAAGTGATTTAATAGAACGAATAAAAGAGTAGGATAACCTACTCTTTTTTTATTTCTACTACATCTTCTATTTTGCAATTTAGGCATAAACAAATCTTTTCTAATATACTTAATGTCACAGATTCATTCTTAGAAAGTTTTGACAAAGTATTTGTACTAAAGCCTACTTTTTCCCTCAACTCTGTTTTGGTAATTTTTTTATCTATTAGTAGTTTCCATAATGGATCATAACTTATCATAAAGTATACCCCCATTTTTTATTTTAATTATATCATAAAATAAGTTGTGGATAACTTCTTAAAAACTGTGGATTAATCATTGGTTTTTTATGCTTACTGACTTAAAACTGACAAAAGTTATGAATCAACCAAGTGTACACTTTAAAAATACACACTTTTATACATATAGAAGTACTCAGTATATGAGTAATTAAGTATAAGTAAGCAGTAATATATATTTATATAAATGTGTATACTGCTTACTCTTCTTAATATATATTGATATTATTTGCTATACATTTGACTTGATTTTTAGCTGACATTTTTATAAAACTGACAAATTGACTGCCACAAAATAAGGCTTACATTAATTACCTGTTGACTTTTGGTTAAATAATATATTGCTAAGATTTTCACTTGCCTTTCTATCCATTTCTTCTAATACATGACTATATTTATTCATTGTTATTTTGATATCTGTATGTCCTAACCTTCCAGATACAGTTTTCATATCTGTACCAGATAATAATAATAATGTTGCATTAGTATGTCTTAAATCATGTATTCTTAACTGTCTAAAATTGTTTTCTTTGCAAAACTTTCGATAGTATCTATTTAAATCATCATTTTTATATGGTTTTAATTCTTTATTTAAGCAAACCAAATTATATTTATTTTCTAAAACACCTTGAAGTTTTAATTCATTTTGTTTTAGCTTTTCCTTTTTTAGCTTATTCATGAGCTCAATCGGAGCAGATAATAATCTTTTACTATCAGTTGTTTTAGGAGATTTAAAAATTAAACTTCCATCTAGATAAATAGAAATTTGTTCTATTTTAACTGTGTTGTTATCAAAATCAATATCATCCCATGTAAGTCCGTATGTTTCACCTTTTCTAAGTCCTAAAAGTACTATAAGTAAAATTGGAAGTTCAAAATGCTTATCTTCTAACAATTCAAAGAGTTGTAAAATTTCTTCCCTTGTATAGACATCAGCTATACTTGAAGCTTCTTTTTTAGGGCTTTTCACAAAGTCACATAAATTTTCTTTTATTTCTTTCATTCTATAGCATTCTTTTACTACTGACCTAAAAAAGCCAAATCTTGTTTTAGCACTTTCAACAGTAAAATTTTCATAAAGATAATTTAAATATCTTTGAATTTGGTGAATTGTTAAGTTTTCCATTTTAGTATCTTTGAAAAATGGAGCTACATTTAATTTAACCCAACTTAATCTATTTTTTACTGTATAAGGCGACCAATCACGTTTATTTTCATTAATATATCTGTAGCATCTATCAGTAACAGTTATATCATTACTAAACATATATTTCTGATTTTGTATTTCTGCTTTTAGTTCTATTAGATGCCTTTCTGCTTTTTTCTTTAATCCGTATTTAGCAATACTTTTTTGTTTTATTTTGCCAGCTTCATCATAGTATTCAACTATAACATTGTAGTTATTATTTCTTTTTCTTATAAAAGTACTCTTGATATTATCCAACTTCAAACACCCCTAATTCCTTGTCTATAAACCAACATGCCAATTCATGATGATTTATTTTTAATATATTTGCTAATTTTACTATTTGCTTGATAGTCACATTCTTTTTATTATTCTTGTTTTCTAATTCACTCAAAAAACTTTGTGATAAATTACAACGTTTTGCGAGTTCTTTCTGTGTTAATTTATGTTTTTTTCTTGCTGTTTTAATCAAAATTATTTTTACCTTTCAAAATATATTTGATTAATCCACAGTTTTTATTATTATGTCAGTTTAAATCGAAAATATCGCTGATGGCGATATTTTTTATGTTACAATTTTTATAAATAAAAACATAAAAGCTTGTTGATAATAGAACGTGCATTCGCTATTATATAAGTATATATAAGGGGGAAAATTAAATTGAATGAAAATGAGAAAATGGAAATAGCAATATTGCTAAATGAATTATTTAATAAATCAAAAGAAGATTTTGAAATGATTGAAAAAAAAATTAAAGAAGTAATCAGAGAACCGAATTAAAGGTTCTTTTTACTTCTTTAATAATTCTCTTATCAATTTTTCTAAACTATCAGCTTTAGATTTTTCAATAGATGAAAATAAATTTGCAACTCTCTTAACTTCTGGAGGAAAATCTTCAAATTTTTTTATGTCAGTCCTTCCAATAAGATAATCTGCAGAAACATCAAAATATTCCGCGATTTTTTTTAAACCATCTAAGTCTACATATCTTCGACCTTGTTCATACATACCAATTGCGCTACTTGAGCATTCTAATATTTTAGCTAAATCAGATTGTTTCATATCTTTTTCTTCTCTTAATTCTTTCAATCTTCTTCCAAAAACTTTATCCATTTTATTTATTCCTCCCAATAATATTTTAACACATGATGTGGTTTTTTAGAATAAAAAACACAAAAAGTGTAATAATACTATTGACAACACAGAAAGTGTGATGTACTATGTAAATATAAGGAACACAAAAAGTGTAATAAATAATAAGAGAGGTGAATATAATGAATAGTTTAGTTGATTTTAGAAATCTCAAAAATTTATCACAAAAAGATATGGCAGCATTAATAGGAGTAACACTTAGCCTGTACTCTAAAATAGAATTAGGTTTAAGAAATCCAAGCTATAATTTTTTAACTAAATTTAAAGCAGCTTTTCCAGATTCAGATATCAATAAAATTTTTTTTAGCGATTCAATCACACGAATTGTTTAGTGAAATTTTAACATAGTAGAAAAATAAAATCATTAGGGGAATGATGGAATATGAAGAAAGTTTTAACAGTCAATGACGTACAAGAAATACTACAAATATCTCAAAAAACAGCTTACAACTTAGTAAGACAAGCTTTAACTACTGGAGATATGTTCAAAGTAATAAAAATAGGTGGAGTTTATAGAATTCCAACTGAACCTTTTTTAAATTGGCTAGACCAAATGGATTAAAAGGAGGGGAGTAATAAATGTCAGTAACTTGGATACTTAAGATTTATTGTAATCTTATAAGAACAGGCGAGGCAGAAAATGATTGGGAAGAATATTTTAAATTTCAAGATATGGTATTAAGAAAAATAAATAAGGGGGAATAGTAAATGTCAGATTTATATAACAGTTACAAAGTTTTAAAAAATAATGAAGGACAAGCAGTACAAACAATACCTAGTTATGAAGTAGCTAAAATGATGGAAGTTGAGCATGCTAAAGTTTTAAGAATGATAGAAGGAGATAAAACTCATATAGGAATTATACCTACATTAGATAAAGCCCAAATGGGCAGTATCTCATACTTCATAAAATCAAGTTATAAAGATTATATAGGTAATTTTTATTCTTAAAGGAGGATTAATATGAATTGGATATTAGATGAAGTTAGAGAAAGCATACAAAATAAGATTACAGTATGTGAAACTTTCATGGAGTTATGTGATGAACAAATTAAAAATTATAAAAATAGATATGAAACTAATAGAGTAGGAGAAGCAGCAAATCATGAATACTGGAGAGCATGCAAAATAAGAACAGCATACGAAATCAAGGATTTAAAAGAAATATTGCAGGAAATAGATGCAATGATGCAAGAAGAAGTAAGGGACCTTGAGGAAGCAGATGAAGATGAAAGAGAAAATAGAGCAGATGCTTACATGGGAATATAAAAAAGGCCCTATAAAATAGGACCAATGAAAATTGATATTAAGTTAATTATACCACAATAACAAAAGAGGTGTAAATATGAGAATTAGAGATAGTTATTTAAATCAAGAGCCGACTTTTGAAAATAAACTACTTTATGCAATGTACACCAATAAATACGATGATAATGCAGAGGAAGCATGGGGTTTTATTGATGGAGCAAGGGAATGTTTAGAAGGATATAAACCTATTGAAGAACTTGAAGAATATATACAAAAGTATGAAATAGATAACAGTCCTTTGACAATATATGACAGGGGATATTTGCAAGCATATAGGGATTTTGTAAAACAAGAAAAGACTAAGGAGTGTGAAACTAATGAATAACAATAATGCATTGCAGTTAGCAACTTATACATTAGAAGGTGGACAAATATTAAATGCTGAAACTGTAAAAAATTATTTAGTAAGCGGTAATGGAAACATAACAGACCAAGAAACAATGATGTTTATAGAATTATGCAAGGCTCAAAAGTTAAATCCATTTATAAGAGAAGCATATCTTATTAAATTCGGTAATAGTCCAGCAAATATAGTAGTCGGTAAAGATGTATTTGTTAAAAGAGCATATAGAAATCCAAAATTTGAAGGCATGAAAGCTGGAATAGTAACGATTGATAAAGACGGAAACATGATAGAAAGAGAAGGAGCATTAAAAGGTATAAATGAAAAGTTAATCGGTGGATGGGCTGAAGTATATGTAAAGGATATGAAGTTCCCTATTAAGTCAACAGTAAGTATGGAAGAATACAGTAAGGGACAGTCAACATGGAAGCAAATGCCTTGTGTAATGATTAGAAAATGTGCAATGGTAACGGCATTAAGAGAGGCATTTCCGGAAGATTTACAAGGACTATATGATGCTAGTGAAATGGGAATAGATACTAAGTTACCAGAAAAAGAAATAGTTCCAGGAATGGCATCAACTAAGCAAAAGAATAAGATAATGGCAATGGCATCACAAAAGGGATTATATGATTTCAATAATCCTAAAGACATAAAAGAGTTAGAGTGTTTCTGTACTAGCAATGGATATGATTTAAAACATCTTAAATTTGAAGAAGCAGATGAAGTATTACAACTTTTAATTGAATATGATCCAAAGGTTGATGATGTAACTGTAGATGATGAAATACAAGATGTAGAGTTTAATGAAGTCACTGAAACTGATGAAAGTAACATAGAAGGACAAGTTAGTTTATTGTAATTAGAAAACAAACAAAGGAAGTGGTAAAAATGGATTTGTATGAATTTACAGATAAAAGTACTTTAAGAAAAGCAGAAAATAGAATAAAAACCTTTGAAAATCTTATAGATATATTTGATAAGCAGCTTGAATGTGACAAACATACAAAATCTTTAGTATTCCAATATATTCAAGAAAATTTATATTATTATATTCAATCTTATATAGATATAAATTTATATGGAATTACATTTAATGAAAATGAATATAAAAACAGCTTGAGTTAAGGAAGTGGTGACTATGTCAGATAAAAAATATTACTGGATAAAACTCAAAGAAGATTTCTTTGAGGAAGATGTTATATCTTGGATAGAAGAGCAAGAAAAAGGAGTATATTATAGCAATTTTTATTTGAAATTATGCCTTAAAGCTATGAATAGTGAAGGTAGACTTATTAGAAAAGTTGGTGAAATGTTAATACCTTATGATGTTAAAACATTATCTAAAATAACTGGAGTAGATCAAGATACAGTAATAGTAGCTATGGAATTATTAAAAAGGACTGGCTTAATTGAAATATTGGAAAATGGAGAAATATATTTAACTCAACTTAAAAATATGATAGGTTCTGAATCTAAATGGGCAGAAAAGAAAAGACTTCAAAGAGCAAAAGGACAAAGTGAGGACAATGTCCCTCTTTTGTCCGGACAATGTCCGACAGAGAAAGAGAAAGATAAAGATAAAGATAAAGATAAAGATAAAGATAAAAAAAAAATAAAGCATAAATATGGTAATTATAACCATGTATTACTAACAGATAACGAAAAAGAAAAGCTTCTAAATGAATTAGATGAATATAAATTTAATTTAGTTATAGAAAAATTGGACGAGTATATAGAAGAGACTGGGAAGAAATATAAAAACCACTACTTAACTATTAAAAGGTGGGTAATAGAAGCAGTGGAAAAAGATTTAGTTAAAAACATTTCTACTAAAAGTATTTCACAAACTAAGAAATTTATACCAGCAACACAAAAACAATGTGATGATGCTGAGTTTAAAAGAAGATTGGAAGAAAGTAATAAATTATTAGATAGCCTAGATGAAAATATATGGGGTGATTAGATGAATGAAACTTTTAAAAAGATATTAATGGAGAGAGTTAATAATATCCCTAAAAGAGATAATATAAAAGAATATGAGTGCCCTATATGTAGGGATTTACATTATACATTTAATGATTTAGGGCAAGCAGTGCCATGCAAATGTAAAGATAAATTTGAATCCAAAGAAAAATTAAAAAAATGTGGATTAGATGAAGTGTTCAAGAATAAAACATTTAGAAATTATAAAGTGAATAATGAAACTCAATTAGCGGCGAGAGATAAAGCTATAAACTATTGCAATAATTTCCTTGATACAAATTCAAGCTTAATTATTACAGGTAGACCTGGAGTAGGTAAAACACATTTAGGAGCAGCAACAATGATTAATTTGATTGGCAAAAATGTACTTTGCAAATATGAACTATATACAACTATGTTAATAAATCTTAAACAATCAGTAATGGATGAAACAAATTTTATAAGAGAAATGGATAAGTACAAAGTACCAAGAGTTCTTTTTCTAGATGACTTTTTAAAAGGAAAGCCAACAGACGCAGATTTAAAATATATATTTGAAATAGTAAATGAAAGATATCTTAAGAAAAAACCTATGATTATTAGTACAGAAAAGTCAATTGATGAAATAGTTAGTTGGGATGAAGCAGTGGCAAGCAGATTAGTTGAAATGGCTCAAGGAAACATAATAGAATTTGGAACAGATATAGAAAACTATAGATTTTATGCCAAATAATTATATTCCAGGGGATTTCCCTTGGTAAGGGGGAGTAATTATGAATAATAATACTAAAGAGATGTTTGAACGTGCTAGAAATGGCGATAAAGAGGTCAGAAAGCAATTAATTGAAAATAATATAGGAATTGCTATAAGTATTGCAATAAAATATACAAGAAGTGAAACGATAGACATTGAAACAGCTAAACAAGAAGCAACAATAGGACTCATAAAATCAGTTGATACTTTTGAACCGGATAAATATGACAAGATAGCATTTACAACTTATGCATATAACCTAATAAACTGGCAAATCATAAAATTTATAAGAGACAAGAGAGAAAATTTACCATATAAATTGCACCGAGAAGATTATCAACTAAAAAAACAAATATTAGAAGCTACACCTAAATTAATAAATGAGTTACATAAATTTCCGACACAAAAAGAAATTGCAAAATATCTTGAAGCAGATGAAAAAGATATTGAAAAGATATTACAATTAATGAATTATTCCGAACTAGATAGACCTTCACCGGTTGATGAAGAAAAGGATAAAAAAGATATAATACCAGACCACAATAACATATCAGAAGAACAAATCATAAATAAAATAATAATCAAACAAGCAATTCAAAAATTACCTGCAGAACTTAGAGAAATAATAGAACTTAAATATTTTAGAGGGTATTATTTAAAAGAAATATCAAAAATAATGAACATTCCAAATCATAAGTTATACAGGTTAGAAACAAAAGCACTAGAAATGTTAGCAAAAGAATTAAAAGGAAAAGAAATAGATAAACCAATCAAAAAGAGAAAATACGATAAAGAAGACTTAGAAAAAAGAAGAGAAAAGATATCAGTACTTATGAAACAAGGACTGAAACAAAAGCAAATAGCAGATTTATTAGGAGTAGCGCAAAACACCATTAGCAGAGAAAAGAAAAAAATAATGGGAAATTAGTTAAGGGGATGAAAACTAATGAAAAATATTGTTGGTGCTAAAGAAAATGTGTGCCCTCATTGCCAAGGCACAATGTTATACATAAAAATCAATAAAGCTAAAGTTATTAGCCAATGTAAATGTGGATGCACTATAGATGGAAGAATAAAAGATGAAGTTAGAGTATGGAGTTATGATCCAATAACAAAAGAGGTTATTAACAGTTAAATAAAAGTTACTTTAAAAGGAGTTGATTGTATGAACTTATTAAGTATAGAAATTACAATGACATCTTTAGAAGTAGTAGACTTGATAAATAAATTTAGAGAGGAAGAAGGAAATAAAGGGGCAGTAAGACACGACAACTTTATGGCTAGTATACGAAAAGAAATTAAATCACTTGAAAATGCTGGTGTTGAAATATCCGCCCTAAAAATTAAGGAGGGCACATATAAAGATAAACAAAATCAAGAAAGACCTTGTTTTGTAATGGATAGAAGTTGGGTAATGCAAATGTGCAATAAAGAAAGTGCATTAGTAAGATACAAAACCCAACAATATATAGAAGCGTTAGAACAAGCACTTCAAGATTTAAAATTCAGACAAGGTGATAAAAAACATCAATTACAATGCATGGAAATACTACAAGATTTACTTCCAGAAGAACTAAAACAAGAAAAAGTATCATACATAAAAGCAAATACAGTAGTCAACAAGGTTACATCAAATATATTTGGATTTCCTAAAATGTTAAGAAAAAAAGAAATGAATAATGAAATGTTAGAAGTTAGGGAAAAAGTGTTAGATGAGTATTTAAAATTATATGAAGTATTAGAAAATAATCACTTAGTAACTGAAACACTAAATAAAAAATACGAAAGAAAATTATTAAGTGCGGAGGAAATAAATTAATGAAATTAACAGGATTACAAATAAGAAATATGCAAATGCTACAGGACCTAGAAAAAATGATAAAAGAACTTGAGATAAAAAGGATAGAGCATGATTTATTAAATAAAAACAAATATGCTGAACTATATAAGGTTTATCATAGATTGTTAGAGGGGATTAGATGAAAGAGGTTATAAAGTTTGCTAAATTCTACTATGAGCTAGGCTATAGCTTAAATGAAGCGATAACTATGGCTATTAATATAGCTAGAGAAGTGGAGATGAGTAAATATGAGTGAAGCACAAGAGCAGAAAGCAGTCATAGAATGGTGCAGTTGGAATTCTGATAGGTTTGAAGAACTTAAATGGATTTTTCATTGTCCAAATGAAGCAAAAAGAAGTAAGATAACAGGAGCAGAATTAAAAAGACTTGGTATGCGAGCTGGAGTTCCAGATTTACTACTTTTATCGCCTAAAGGTAAATACATAGGACTAGCAATAGAGATGAAATATGGAAAGAATAAATGCACCATAGAACAAGTTAAATGGCTAGATTGGTTATATAAGCAGGGATATATGTGTAAGGTTTGCTGGAGTGCAGATGATGCAATAGCAGTAATAAAAGAATATTTGGGGATAAAATAAACAATTAAATAGGGGATTATGCAATACTAGTGTAGTTCCCTATTCTTATTTGACTATCAAATGAAAATATGAATTGAAATAGGTGAGGTTAGTGTTAAAAAGTGAATTGAAATTATTGCAGAATTATCCCTTAGATCTTAAAGTAGAAAAAACTAAATTAAGAATAAGAGAATGGGTAGATTACTATGGAGAAGATGGAGTATATATAAGTTTCAGTGGAGGAAAAGACAGTACAGTATTGTTACATATAGTAAGAAGTATTTACCCAAATATAGAAGCAGTGTTCAGCAATACTGGGTTAGAGTTCCCAGAGATAGTACAATTTGTAAAAACATTTGACAATGTAACTATAATAAAGCCAAATATAACATTTAAAAAAGTTATTAAAGAAAAAGGATATCCAATAGTGAGTAAAGCTGTATCTAATACAGTAAGATTAGCTAGAAAAAATATAGAAGAAGGGAAAGACACATTAAGAGTTAGACAGATAAGAGGATTAGAAGAAGGATCTAAGTTTAATAAAAAGAAATGGAAATTTCTATTAGATGCTCCTTTTAAAATTTCAGATGAATGTTGTAATGAACTAAAGAAAAAACCAATGAAAGAGTATGAAAAGAGAACTGGAAAAGTACCTTTCATAGCAACTATGGCAGATGAAGGACAACAAAGAGAAGCTGCATATCTTAAAACTGGATGCAATGCTTTTAATACAGGCAGAAGTCAACCAATGGGATTTTGGACAGAACAAGATGTACTTCAATATATAGTTGAAAATGATTTGAAAATATGTTCAGTATATGGAGACATAGTAGAAGAAAGCGACATGCTAGGTAATAAATACTATAGAACAACAGGAGAAAAAAGAACAGGTTGGAAACAGCCGTGTTAACTGGTAACAGTTAATATAATAAGTTGGTGAACTCACTGATCATGAGGTGTCTATTCTACTTGTAGGAATGGTAGGAAATGACCATTAGAGAATAGGCTAACGGGGGAAGCTAAGTCAAATGATATGCCAATCCCGTGCTAGTATTTATTTGATTTATAAATTTAAAAGAAAGGGGGGCAATAAATGAGAAAATATTCTATTTATATTATAAAAAACAAAATTAATTCAAAAGTATACATAGGACAAACTTGTCAATCACCCCATGAAAGATTTATGCAACATATGAAGCCTTCTGTATGCAAACAAAGAGGAACTTATAAAATATATAATGCTATTAATAAATACGGTAAAGAAAATTTTTATTATGAAGTACTTGAAAAAAATATAGATGAAGCAGAAATAGACGAAAAAGAAATATATTATATAGCTTTATATGATAGCTATGAGAATGGATATAATTCAACACATGGAGGAGATGCGAAAACAATTAGCACAATTCAAGATATAGAAAAATTTAAGAAAATGCATCAAGAACATACAAGTTATGAGAAAATGGCTAATGAGTTCAATGTAAATAAACAAACTATAGTGAGAACAGCGGCAGCATTAGGATTAAGAAGAATAAGAAAAGTAACAAAAGAGTATTTATTGAACAATAAAGATATAAAAACAAATAAAGAAATGGCTAAAGAATTAAATGTTTCTACTGCAACAATTACCAGAGCTTTTAAAAAATTTAATATAAAAAGAGGCACAGGTTGTTCAAATACATTAAATAAACAAAACCAATCAAATATTAAAAAAGAAGATCTAATTAAATATAAGGAATTAACAAGAAAAGAAGCTGCTAATAAATTAGGCATAAGCCATTCATATGCTTGTAAATTATATAAAAAATATTAAATTAAATAATCAAATAAATAAGAGTGTATCGACTATCCCAATGGGGAGTAGGGCTGAATTAATCACAGCTCGAAGCGCCAACTATCCTAAGATATAGGATAAAGATATAGTCAGCGCCATTAGAAATAATGGAATAACGTGTGCATATATTGTATGTTTGGATGTCATCTGGAAAAAGAACCTAATAGATTTCAAAGATTAAAATATACGCATCCAAAACAGTATAAATATTGTATGGACAAGCTGGGATTAAAAGAAGTGCTTGATTATATAAATGTTAAATATGATTAGAGGTGATATTATGCTAGACGAGTTAAAAGAAATACTTAGCAGTTTATATTGCCAACTAGGATTGACAGATGACATTTTAAGACTGTCACAAGTAATAGATGAACTAATTAATCAAGAAATGAAATAAGGGGGAAATTTAGATGCTATTAAATAGAAAATATATAAATGACCTTGTAAATGAATTAGAGAGAGCACAAGGCATAAATGAACATTTACACAAAATGATTGATTTTTTAAAGAACAGAAATAGTAAGTTAAAAGAGGATATAGAAGTAAAAGAAGACACAATCGAAAATCTATTAGATGCAAATAAAAAGTTAAGCCTAGCAAATACTTACTTAGAAAAACAAAATATATCATTTGCAAAGGAAAATGCAAAGTTGGAAAGGGAATTAAACCAGTTAAAAACTAAACACAGTAGAGTCACTGGACAATTGGACAAGTTAAGAAATTACTGTAGACAGTTAACAGGCATAGATATATTAGGAACAGGGGAGGATGAATAATATGGAGGTTGCTAAAATAACTGTAACAGATATCGGAGGAACTTATAGAGATGTAGCAGATGCAGCAAGAACTACAATAGGATTGAAAGAAGGGAAAAAAGAAATATCAGAAAGTTATATGTACAAAATGTGGAAAAAGAAAGGTGTTGAAATAATGAAAATAAAATTAAAAGGTCCAATTGATAATTATTGTCAACGCTGTTTAGAAGTTAGAAATATGGAATTACCAAACTGTGAAAGAGAATGTGAATATTATAGAAGAGGGTTACAAGTTAATCCTATTATTTATGAGGAGGTAAAAAGAAATGAAAATAGATAAATTTAAACATGCTGATAATTGGCAAGACGTTAAGGACGCAACTATGAATACAATAGGAAAAAATACAGGAGCATACCCTGATAGTAAATGGAAAAGACAATTGATATTATCAGAGCATTCACCAATAAGAAAATTAAAATTTGAATGGCGTTGGTATGATTTGAAATCTTGGGTTTCTGTGCATTTTGTTAGACATAAATTTGGTATAGACCACTTTGTTAAAACTCAAAGAACTGACCGTACAGGAATTAACAGAGATGATTTACCACAAGGTAGTTTAGTAAACCATGAAGTTGAAGCAAATGCACAAGCACTTATCAATATATCTAGAAAAAGATTATGTAGCTGCGCGTCTCCTGAAACTAGGGAGGCGTGGCAAGCCGTTAAGGATGAGGTAGCTAAGACTGAACCGGAATTAGCAAGCTGCATGGTTAGAGAATGTATTTACAGAGGTTTCTGTCCTGAGATGTTTGGTTGTGGTTATGATAAGACTGAGGCTTTTAGAAAAGAGGTTAAAAAATATAGGGGGTTAGAATATGGCTTGTAGAAGAAAAACAAAAGGAGAACGTGAATTAATAGCAGATATAAACAAGAGATTTAAAGTATTCTGTAATGAAAGTTACGACCTAGATGGGGCAGGTTGTATGAATTGTGAATTAGATTTTGAAGATGAAGAAAGTTGCGAAATACAATATATAAAAATGTTACTAGGAAAGGATGAATAGATGAATATAGAAGAAATTAATGGAGCTATAAAAGAAATAGCAGATAATTTTAAGAATCCATCGCAACAGCTTAAGTTAATTGAAGAACTGGGAGAATTATCAAGAGAATTATCTAAAGATATAGCAGTAGGTAGAAATATATCTACTGCTACAATATCAGAAATAGTTGATGTAGCTATACTAATTGAACAAATATTATATTTAGCTGAAGAAGGAGCAGCAGAATTAGCAAGAGAACAACTAGAATATAAACTTCAAAGAACTATCCAAAGAATAAACACAGGATATTATAAGTAAGAGGAGTTGAGGGAGTATGGAGAAAAGAGAATTACAAGAATACATAGAAACCAAAAGAGAATTAGATATTATAAAGGATAAAATAGAGTACCTAGAAGAAAAGAAAACAAGCATTAAAAGTATGATAATAGATGATATGCCAAAAGGTGGAAGTTTTGAAAATGATAGATTAGGAGCATTGCTAGGAGAAATAGAAGAACTACTTAATATATACCATGAAAAACAAATAAGATTACTTAAGCAACAAAGGGCAATAGAAAATACAATAGATAAATTGGAAGATGCAGTAGATAGAAATATAATGAGATTAAGATATATTGACGGATATACGTGGGAAAGACTATGTGTTTTGATGAATTACAGTTGGAATGGAATACATAAAAAGCATAGAAAAATATTAGAAAAAATAAGATAAGGGTACTCCAGTGTACTGTGAAAGCTGGTAATATATAAGCATGGAAGATTAGTAAAGCATACCACACTATGCTGGAGAAATGAGAACTTAATTCCACTCAAATTAAGTTTCTGGAGGGATAAGAGTAGAGGTACTCTTCCCTCAATATGTTGCTATAGGTTTATATATGGATTGAGTGTTAAATTGTCGACTATACATGATTGAAGTATATTCATGGTTCGAGTCCATGAGGCGACTAATATATATATTAAAACATAGTAGTAGAAGTGAGAGGACCACTTTAAAACCTCCGGAGTAAACCGTGATAAAATCAAAATATTCATATATATTGTGTGTTAAAAAATCTATATATCAATTAGTATTATTAATTACTTATTGTTTTACATTATATTTAAACTATATCTTTAATTTTAAACTTTTTAAGATTTTATATTCCATTTTAATGCGCCCATTGATTTGGGTGCAATATGAAGGTATGAGTATTATCCAGTGCAACTCTGGAAACCTTCTAATGATTGTTTTTTATTCATTACTCCCACAAAGAACACTAATAATTTAGTGTTCTTTTTTATTTTGTTAAAAGGTGTGATTGGTATGAAATGGATTGATGCAGGAACTATAGCAGATAGAGATGAAGTTCCAAAGAAATTATGGAAGTATGAAAATATTATGAAACAAATACCAAAGCATAATAAGAAAGCAGGAAGTAGAAAGATATTTCAACGCAAGGAATATAGCATATACAAAGCTAGTGATGGATATATTGTACATAATACTAATAAGCCATTTGAGAAAGGCCATACTCATGTACATTCATTTAATAAGGCTAAGAGTATAGTGGACTTATGTATTAGAAAGAAACTTCCGAATACGCCAAGAGCATGGGAGATAGAAAGTTTAATAAGAATTACAAATAATAATACATATTATAATAAACTAAGGGATATGTTGGAAGGATTGAAATAGAATGAATACGATTGAATTAGTCCAATGGATTAATAAATTGATAGACACGGATAGATTATGGAAGTTCTATAAGTCTATAGAGTTTAGACATATTAAAGAAGAAGTACTAAGAGAACAACATTATGAATGTCAAGAGTGCAAGAAGAAAGGAAAGATCACTAAAGCTAATACTGTTCATCATGTCCAGTTTGTAAGGAAACATCCAGAGCTTGCACTATCAAAATATTATACATATAAAGGAAAACAATATAAAAATCTTATTGCAGTTTGTCCAGCTTGTCACAACAAATTACACCCAGAGAAGATAGAAAATAATAATAGAAATAAAAATAAATTTAAAAAT